ACCTTACTTATACTGGAGCTAAGGACAGGTATTGATTGGCACAAATAAGTACCATAAATCAATGGTATAGCATCCGACTCTCTATTGGTATTTAAAGTATCACTAAACAGATAATTATCCTGTCTTTCAACCTTATCTGGAGTTTGTGTAGTTGGAGCTAAAACACCACTTAAACCTCTAACAAAGAAAGTTGCACCAATACCTAATAACAAGGGGCTTGCAAATAACAATCCAGCACCAATTAAAACAGCACCAAATATAATATTAAAGAAGTTACCACCACCACCTTCAACAGCCTTACAAATGTACATAATGTCACCAACAATAGGCACATAGCTCTTATCATTAAGAACTAATTGACCAACATCTTGGACCACATCATCATCACTATTAGTAGTATAAGTAGTTAATTTAATACCTTTAATTTCTTGTTTAAATGCTTCACCAAAATTACAAATCAAGCCTTTAATAATAGTTTGTAAACTATTGCTATTAATTTCTATATCAGGATAATCCAGCCCTATAAACTTTATAATCATTGTTTTTATTTAATATATTTTCCTTAATTATATGACTTTCTTTTAAATATAGTTAGGCAATAAAAGGGAGTATTAAACTCCCTAATTATTATTACTTTAGATCATTTCTGATTAACTCTAAAACATCAGGAGATGCATTTTCAACCAATGAAATTGAAACTCTTGTAGCAAACTGTTTAAAGGCAGTAGGACTAAGATGATCCTTAATAGTTATTAAATCCTTCATAACAGGAATTAACTTAGAATAGTTATCTTCATCATTAAATTCAGTAAGACCAATTATACTAACTTCTTGTTTAATACCATATATATTATTTTGAATATGATTCAATATTTTAGTATAGATATTTTTAACAAGGCCACCTAAACTTTCCAGATAGGCCTCTAGGTTATCCTCATCAAATGACTTACTATAACCACTACTAACCTTTATATCTTTATTAAATGAAGTACCACTTAAGAAAGCAATTGATTTAATATCAGCTTTAATAGCATCCAGAAGTTTCATTTGAACCTCTAAAGAAGTGCCTTGAATTTCAGCAAATTCAAACTTAGAAGCCTTTAATAAATACTCATTACCAACATTAACATCATCAATAGGAACACTAATATCTTCACCAACAGGTGTATAAACCTTTTGAATCATATTAGCAGCATAAGCAGCAGCATTTAAGCCATTTTCAATCAATGTATATTGTTTTTGTTTAGGAAGTATTTGTTCAGCAAGTGATTCATCATCAGGACTAGAGAACTTCATCAAGGGCATAGAACCATTATTATGATTAACTGATTTACCCTGAATAACTAAGTTATAGTTAGTCTTTTTAATAACCTCTGTAGGGCTTTCATAAACATATTCAGTAATACTTACATTATCAATTATAAACCACTTATAAACATAAGATGTTTCACCTTCAATGTTAGTTCTAGAAGTAATAGTTTGTAGCTTAGCAAACTCACCTTCTTGATAGATTAACACTTGTGGTCTTTTAATAATTTGTAGCTTTGGAACATATTCATTTTCTATTTGAGCCACAAGTCCTTCAACATATTCCCCTTTAAAAGTTGTAAGAATATAAACATCTTCATTTAAAAGAATTTCTTTAAGAACCTCTTGTAAGAATAAAATCTCACTACTATTCTTATGCATTAAAGTTCTAACAGTAGTTAAAGTATCACTACTACCAAGAACACTAATATTACCTTGAATAAACTTATTAAGTATTTCTTTAATAGCAGCGCCTAATAAATTTGTATAAACAAAAGATTTTAGTCTAGCTTTATAGGGAGCATTTAACTCTTCAAAGCGCCTTGGAACTAACAACTCTTTATAGTCATCTACATCACCACAATACAAAGACTCAATAAAATCATATTCAGCCACATCTTCAGAATATTCAGGACAAGCACTTATTAACTGTTTAATTGTTAAATTTTTCATATATTCATTCATTAATTTACTTAATTATATTTGATTTATTCATAATCTTATGAGCAAAGTCCTACTATTCTAACTTTATAAACATTATAATTAGGAAAAATAACAATAATAATAATAATTATGAATACTCTTGTTACCCCTGAATTACTAGAATTACTAGAAATTGATTTGACCTCTCTTGGAGTTCCAGCCATATACTTATGCAATACTCAAGAAGTAACTTATCTTGGCAATACATACACTATATACCCTTTTAAGACAGAGGGTTATGAAAAATCAGGTGAAGGTAAACTACCTCAACCAACCATTACAGTATCTAATATAAATGGTTATGTAACTGACTTACTAAGCATATATGATGACTTTGTAAACATACCTATCAAAAGGACTTATGTTTGGTCTGATTCAATGACAGCAGGAGATGTACAAACCTTCTATGTAACTAATTATCAAGAGAATGAACAAGTAGTTTCATTTGTGCTTAGATCAGCCTTAGAAGTTGCTAGTGTAAAGCTGCCAAAAGGGAGACTGAGTTTTTTGATGAATTGATTACTTTTCTGCCTGTAATTATGCTATTATTAGGTATAATAATTAATCTAATTACAAGGATATGAATAGTAAACAAGCAGGAATATACTTAATAATAAGTAAAGTAAACGGTAAGAGATATGTTGGCAGTGCTAGTAGATTTTGCATTAGATGGGGCATACATCTAAATGAATTAAGGTGTAATAAACATCACTCACCCCATTTACAAAATCATTATAACAAGTATGGAGAAGATGATTTAGTATTCTCTATATTAGAGGTAGTTGAAAGAGGTGAGTTAAGCTCACAAGACTTTAAACAGTTGTTATTAGATAGAGAGCAGACTTACTTAAATAATTGGAAAGAATGCCATTTTAATACTCATAAAGTTGCAGGAAGTTCTTTAGGCTATAAGAAAGAAGGTAGTAAATACTATAAGTTTGAAAATAATTTATATAGAACCTATTACAATGTACAAGGTAAACAGTTAAATTTTAGATATCATTACACAGAAGAAGAGGCAATTAAAGAAGTGGAATATCTTAAAACTTTAACTGATAATGAATTATTAAAATATAAACAAGAGTGCTTAGTTAAACCTCAAAGAGAGTCTAGAGGAGCAGTACATTATGACCTTCATAAAGCCTCAAATATGTTTAGAGTAAGATTTAATAATATATATTTCAATCTTCATCATACAGAAGAGGAGGCTATTAAAGAGGTTGAATACCTTAAAACATTAACTAATGATGAGTTGTTAAAGTATAAAGAGGAGTGTTTATCTAGACCTTGTAAACCTCGTAAAGATGCCAAATACTATACATATAATAAAAAAGATCAACTTTATAGAACCTTTTATACTGTATCAGGTAAGTTCTTAAACTTTAACCCTCATCATACAGAAGAGGAAGCAATTAAAGAGGTTGAATATCTCAAAACCTTAACCAATGAGGAATTAATTAAATTTGAGCAAGAATGTAGAGCCAAGCCTAAAACAAGAAAACAAGGTAAAAACTATAATGTTGATAAGTGTTCTGGTAAATTTAGAGTTGAAATATATACTAACGGTAGAAATAAATATTATGGCTCTTATTTAACTGAACAAGAAGCAATTGATAGAGTTATTGAAGTTAGAAAAGAGTTAGGTATTAGTTAATTAAAAAGGAGTTAGAAATATAAATCTAACTCCTTTTTATTAGCCTAATTAATTATTTATAAATAATGTATTATTAAGTTAATTAACTAGTAAAAAATATATGACTTTAATCAATGATATAAAAGCATTACTAAGCTCTAATCTTGGTAAATTTACTGATGTAAATCAACCTGCAATTGCCTATGAAAACAGCAATTATAGTAGAAACATATCAGGCATCTTATGTTTATTACCATACATATCTTCAACACCGCCAATTAAGCTGTTAGGAGGTTCAAATTACCATAGAGATGAATTAGTAATCAGATTAATAAATTATGACACTACACCCTCTTTAAAGCTTAAAAATTGTGTAGATGCCTTACAGAGTAGCTATGATGTAGTATCTCAGATTTATACTGATGGTGATTCTGAGATTTTTGAACAAATAAAGATCACAATTTTAGACTTTAAACTAATAGAATATTAATAATAGGATAGTAAAAATAAAATGAAAACATTAACTGAACAAAGATATGAATTAAATTTGTTAGGAGCCAATATAGGTGAACTATCTGCTCACGATCTTATAAAAGAGATACAAAATAATCAACATTTACTTCTAGAAGTAACTGAAGATCAATCTGTATCAAGTGAAGATCAAGTGGTAATTGAAAAGCCAACTAAATCTAAAAGGGTAGCTAAAAAATAATGATACAACCACTTCCTTTGCAACATTTGATAAGTAATCAATACTCATCATCTAATGAATTAAAGATAAGAGAAGTTCAATTTGGAGATGGCTATAAACAGATCTCTAAGGTAGGTATTAACCCTAGAATGACAGATATATCTCTTTCCTTTGTTGCCTTATCTAACACTGATAAAGACACTCTTACATCTTTTCTTGATACACAAACAGGAGACTTAATTGGTTTTACTCCATTTGGACAAGCCACTCAGTATTCATACTATTGTAAGAATTATTCTGTTAATTTGTTGAGTGGAAACAGATGGACATTAAACTGCACATTAACTCAATTTTATTCTAATTAGAGGATTAATCAATGAAAGATGTAAAAGCTATTGAGGAGGTAAAGAATATACCTATATCAAACAATATAGATAACTTAGTTTTAATAGGTCAACAATCATTATCTATATTGTTTATTATGGGAGTTGGTTTAGTATATAAATATATTATAGAACCTCAAGTAAACAGAGTTAAAAACTCATTATCAAGGACACTTGAACAGGAGAAACAACTACTTGTATTAATGGCCCAAGTTAAAGAGTTTTATGGATCAGATAGAGTATTATTAGATGCTATTCATAATGGTACCTCAATAGTAACTGGAACCCATTTGTACAAGATATCAACTTATTTAGAAGTAACTAATAACAGTTTTAAATCTATAAAAGAATATTGGCAATCAGTGCCAGTTAGTAGTATAATTCCATACTTTGAAATATTAGTTAATAGACAAAATAAAAGCTTTTATGCTAGTAACATATCTAATTGTACATTAATTAATGCAGACAAAGAAGAAATCAAAATACCAACTATTTTACAAGAATATTATTCTTTAACAGATGTAGAATCAATTATTCATATATTGATATTAAAGAATAGAGAAGTTACTGGTATATTGTGTATTCATAATCCAACCAGGAACACAAATCAAATATCAACTCATTGTGAAGATATTGAAGCAATTTATAATAAAAAGAATAATTTTATTAATAAGTTTATAAAATAACTGCTTTTAGATTGAGCCACAAGGCCCTTTATTTAGCATCTCCTTATGTTCTTACCTTTAAACTATAAAACCTCTTAGAGAGCCATTTAAATAGCAATCTAAGAGGTTTTATGTTTTTATTAGAAATTAATTAGAGATTAATTAGGCAATTCTTCTACATTTATTAATAGGAATAGAATAACAAGTTTTATCAACATAATTATTTCTATTAAAGTCCGTAGTTGCTGGAGCTTTAACTTTACTAACAATTACATCAGGATTTAATATTATTTTACCATTAAGATTAATTGTTAAATAGGCCAAATAAACACTACCATCAGCAAATTCATTAACTATTAAAGTAAAGCTATCTAACTTTAATAATCCCTCCATTTTGGTCCCCATAATACTAACATCATTATATTTAGTTGATAGTATTCTTCTTTGTTTAAGTTCCAAGTAATGTTTATCCATATCTTCTCTTATAGATTCATAATCATAATTACTATACTTATAATTACTTTCTTTATATTGTTTAAGAAACTCATTTAGGCATTTATATTTGTAAGTCATTTGTTTGTTTAATTAGTCATTTAATTTATATATAAATACTAAAACAAACTACTATGTAAAATGTGTGCACATAATTATAAATAAACTTATTAAAAATATTAATTTGCCTATTAATTAATATAGTTTTAGGGTATATTATAGATATTAAATTATTAATAAACTTAAACAATAAGAATATATGGCATTTATTGATTCTAATGGATTGAAATACAATGTAATTCCTGATGTAACCAAAATCGCAGGTATTTACAATATTCCAATGTTACAAAGACTGAGTGCAATTGGAAATCTTCCTCAAATTGGACAAAGATTGATTAAGTGGAACGTAGACACTGGCTATGGTGCTGTTACTGCTGAAGCATCTACAGCAGATGTTAGTTCTTTTGCATCTGATGTTATGGCTACTGCTTCATTACCTATTGGTGATAATAGACTAAGACGCTCTTTTACAGTTCTAAACAATGAATTAAAGGAAGCTGCTAATATTGGTGTTGGTGAAATTGCTGACTTGCTTCAATTTGAAGTAGACACAGCTATTGAAGCTTTGACCCTTGAATTGGCTACTAGACTTTATGTTGCTGGTTCTAATAGTGGTATTAGTAAAGGTATTGCTGATCTTGGTGCAACCGCCACATCTAACAAATCAACTGTTGTTTATGCTGGTCTAGATCCTGCTACTTATACTAAGTGGACTAACTTGGTTTATAAGAATGCTGGTACTCCTAGAGCATTAACTGTTGCTTTACTAAGAACAGTATTAAGTGATGTTAAGAGTGGAGCTACAATTGGTACTAACTCTAATGTTACTGCTTTGTATATGAACCCTATTACTGCTAATGCTTATAAGACTTTGTTTGATGCTAGAGTTCTACCTCAATATGGTGCTGGTGTTGCTGATATTTCTTACTCAACTCTGCAATTTGAAGGTATTCCTATCATTGAAGATCCTTATGCTCCTGTAGGTAATGTATTCTTCATTAATGAAAATCAAGTTAAACTTTACTCTTTTGAACATACTGATTCCTTGGGTACTGTTGATCAAGCTAATGGAGTTCCTGGTCTTTCATTCTATGTTGCTCAACTACCTTCTGCTAACCCTGAAGCTGCTAAGTTTAGTGTTTCTATTAACCCTCAACTGGTATTCAGAAATAGAGCTGGTGTTGCACAGCTTGGCGACCTATCCTAATTTTAGTTAAGTTTTATATTTAACTTAACTCAATAAAAAGCTCTTAGAAATATAAATCTAAGAGCTTTTTATTATTTATTATTTTGCCAATAAAAAAGAGTTAGAAACTATAAATCTAACTCTTTTTTATTATGTTTTATTAATTAATAATTAACTAATAACAGCGCCAGTACTATCTTTAGTAATAACAGGGCCTTGACATTTAAGATTGAAGTCAAACTTCTTAACATCCCTATATTTTTGCATTTCATTGTAGCTTTCAACTAGAGCAACACCTTCATTAGAAATACCCTTTTCATCAGTAATTAGGAAGTAAACTTCTCTTACACTGTTAGCAGCAACAGAGATAACTAATTTAATAGCATCATTAGTACCAACATAAACACCACTAACTTTAATTGAGTTATCAATTTGAATCTTAGCATTTTCAGTGTACAAACCATCCCCAAATGAGCTAACATCAACTGTTTTACCAGCATAAGAAAGATCAGCAGAATCAGCACTTGAAAGGATTTCCCAACCAAAATGAGTAGCAGTAACATTATTAGCAATGGTAGCTGTTAAAGCAACTACAGGAAGAGCAGTAGCGCCTAGAGCAACATCAGCAGTTAGTGTAACAACTTGGCTATTAAAAGTTAGTTTATCACCACTATGTAATGCTTTACCACTAAGAGCAGTAATTGGAATAGATACATCACCAATAGCACAAGAAGCAGAAGTTGTAACTGTATAAGTAGTTCTGGTTCTAGAATTTAAAGGTAACAATACTACTTGAACCTTTGTAGATAGACCTTTAGCAATTTCAGTTTGTCTGGACATATATTATTTTATATTTAATATTAACATTGATTAATTATTATAATATAACCTACTTTTACTTAAATAAATGGGCTTTTTTAAATAAAGTTATAATCTAAGTATCAATCTTGTTAAAAGTAAATTACCTATTTAATTAGGGGTTAATGTGAAATAATAAAAGAATTAAAGAGAAAGTTAAAATAAACATATGGCTGAGCAAACAATTGTTATAAAGTTTAATATAGATGATTTGAATAGAGTTAAATCATCCTTAAATGGTCTTAATGGTAGGGCCACATTAAGTGTTGATGATAGTAAGGTTAGGTCATCCATTAGTGGCCTTAATTCACTTATGGCTGGTGTTGCTGCTGGTATTAGTTCTTCTATTACAAACAGTATTACAGGTGGCATTAGTAATGCATTTAGATCTGCTGGTAATCTAGTTACAAGTGGTATAGAACTTGCTTTTAATAAGCAAGCCCAACTAACATCACTTACTGCATCATTACAAGGTAATAAGAAGCAAGCAGAAGATATATATAAAGTAGTTCAAGATATTGCTAAAGTAAGCCCTCTTAAAGAGGTTGATATATTAGGAGTTACTAAACAATTAATATCAACTGGTTATGAAGCACAAAAAGCCTTCACAGTTGTCAGAGCTTTAATGGATGCTGCTGCTGTTGCTAATCCTACTAATATGGGTCAAGGATTAAAAGACTTAGGGGATGTTTATGCCAAGAATGCTGCTGGTGGTAGATGGATGACTGAGGATTTGAACCAGTTTCAATCTAGAGGTATTAACATAACTAAACAACTAGCAACAGACTTAAGTACTACTGTTTTAGGTGTCAGAAAATTAGCATCTGAAGGCAAGTTAACCTCTGAGGTAGTAGAGAAGTCATTTCTTAAAATGGTTGATGTTGGTGGCCAGTTAAATGGTCAAATGAAGGCTTTAGCAGGTACTTCTGTTGGTCTTAAATCAACTATGGAAGATGCTTTTGATGCAATACTAACTCAAGGTGGTGAGGCATTACAACCTGCTCTAGATACATCTATGCAACTACTTACAACATTAGCAGATGACTTGAAAAACGCTGATGTGTTTAATGAAATTAATGCCCAAGCTAGAGAGTTTGCTGACTGGTTAAAAGCTAATCCTGGGTATATTGAAGGGATGTCTCAATCTATTCAACAATTAGCTAAAGGTGCTATGACAGAACTTAGTAATATTGCTAGGGGAGTTGTTATGTGGCTTAGAGATCCTAAAAATATGACTAATCTAATTGAAGGCAGTAAAGCTTTCTTAGAGAATATGAAGTTAGTTATGCAGACATTAGCTGACATTATTAAAGGTATTGCGGGGTTAGCAGATCTTGCAGCTAAGTTAGGAAAGTTGGGAGCTATAGATAATTATGCAAGACAGGAAAGTGCAAAGCTATCCAGTGGAAATGACTCTTCTAGGTATGCTTATGCACTTATAGATTTAGTTGAGGGTCAGGGCGCTCACGTTGCAGTTATTAACAGACAGAGAGCTAATTATGGTAATTTTGGTACTAATGTAGAAGATCAGTTAGCTGCTGAAGGACAGTTTGCAGCTTTGTTTCCAAATAAAACTAATCTTTCAATGGAGCAATTAAAAGAAGAGTTAAAGACTGTTGCAGGGATTTTTAATATTGCTAGTAGATTAGGTTATAGTATCCAAGATGTTGAAGGTCAACTTAGGGATATGTATAAATATGCTGGAGAGGCAGAAAGGGTTATTAAGAATAGAACTTCATTCAGAACACAAGGTACTGTTGAAGGCAATATTGTTAATTATGGAGGTAACTCTTATTTGAATGAAGAAGTTGCTCCTCCTCCCCATACACCTTCTTTTGTTAATCCCTTTGTAGGTGTAGGTGGACTTACTTCTGCTAGTGCTGGAATAAAACCATTATCTGCTAATATAGGATCTGCTAATATAGGATCTGCTAATAAAGGATCTAATAACATAGAGCTTGTTAGTCCATCTTCTTTACTTAGAATTGATGCTGGTTTAATGACCTCTCCAATGGGTATGAGAAATGGCAGAATGCATAGTGGTACTGATTATGACTTTGGTGATAAGAGTCCTATTGCTACTGGTGCTATGGATGGAGTAGTTACTGAAGTTGGTTATGATGAGGGTGGTTATGGCAATTATGTTGTAGTTAGATATCCTGATGGCAGTGAAGTACTATATGCTCATTTAAGTGAAGTTAAAGTTAAACAAGGAGATAAGGTTGGCCCATATACTATTGTTGGAACACAAGGTAGTACTGGTGGAAGTACTGCTAGTCACTTACATATTGAAAAGTTAGTAGGTGGTAAAGCTGTTGAAATTTCAGGAGAGATTGATAAATATCTTAGTGTTAGACCTACCTATCCTGACTTACTTGGCAAGGGTAATAAAGTTGCTACTAGTACTGGTACTTTAGGTGGTGCTTTATCAAGTCTTAGTGGTGGCACTTTAAATGAAACCAGAGACTTATTTGATAATATTTTACCTGAGTTAAAAGCTAAATATGAAAAGGAAGATGCGGAATTAAAACTTATTAGAGCTAAGAGAGATGCTGCATTAAACATTGAAAATGCTGAACTAAAAGCACTTGTTGAAAAGACCAACAAGAACAATGATGCTAGAGAAGATTTAGCTAGAGAAGAGGCTAGAGGTATTGAATTATTAAACTTAGATACTAAAGCAAAACCTCTTAATAAAAAGGCTAATGATGATAAAATTGCAGCTATTAAGGCTGAATCTAAGGCTAAACTACTTACATTAGATATTGAGTTAGAAAACATACTTAAAGCATTTGAACTTACTAATAAAAAGAGAGTTGAAGAGGAGAAGTTAAGGACTGCTCAACTAGCTATTCAAGCAACATCATTAGGTTTACAAGCTCTTAATGAAAGAGAAACAGACACTAATAAAAAGGCTAAATATGCTTATGATTTACAATTAAATAACATAAAGGATAAGTATAAAGTTCAATTAGATGCTGTTGCTAAATCAATAACTGAGACAGATAAACTGATAGCTGAATATACTAGATTAAAGGTTAGTACTGAGGGTCTTCAAGCTATTAAAGATGAGTTAGTTAACCAACAAACTTATACTTTAAGTGCTCAAGGTGCTGAACTAGATCTTGCTAGAAGTGGTAGAAGAAGTGGTGCAATTGACTTTATTAAAACATTACAAACAGAGGCTAAATCAACTGCTGATAGCTACAATCAACAGACAATGGGCACTCTTGATTATAATGATTATAAGCGTAGACAAGGCACTGTTGATGCTAACAAGAAAGCTTCTGATAGTTTGGCTCAACTTGAGTCTTTAAAGGATGTATTAGATCCAGAACAATTTAAGAAGGCTGCTGAGTATATTGAACAGATTAGAAATGCTGATATTAGCAACATCAAGGCTCAGTTCCAAGACTTAGGTAGGATTGTTACAACTGAGTTAGTTATTGGTCTTGGTGAGGCTTTCAAGAGTGTTATACAAGGTACTAAATCAGTTGGTCAAGCTGTAGTTGATATGCTTAGTAACATTGCTAGTAAGATATTAGATATGGCTATGAACCAGTTAATTACTAACCTATTAGGTGGTTTATTTGGTGGTAATTCTAATAGTAGTGGTGGAAGTAGTATTGTAAGTGCAGGTATAAGTGCTTTAACAGGTGGTATTATTCCTTTTGCAAATGGTGGTATTGTTAATCAACCAACATTAGCTTTAATTGGTGAAGGTGCTGATAGTGAGGCTGTATTACCTATACCAAAACTTAATGAACTAATGGCAATAAACAGATCAATTGGTGCTATTGGTTCTCAAGGTGGTGGTGTTGTTAGTAATGTTAATGTAACTATTAACAATGATGGTAGTGCTAATATAACAGGTCAACAAGGCTCTAACTTATCAAGTAAGATAAGTGATGCAGTTAGAAAGGTTATAGCTGATGAAAAGAACCGCCCAGGTGGTATGTTATTTGCCTAATATAACTTAGGACTATTAAAGTAATAAAGCCTCTTAGTTAGCTGTTAAATAGCTTTCTAAGAGGCTTTATTATTGTTTATGACAGATTATAAGTAAGTGTTATTAAGAGGGCTTAGAACATTAATTGTTTGACTGGATATGATTCAGGTAGTAACTTTTTTACAAAGTATGAATCAGATTTGTGGCGTTTTTCAGCACTCTTTAGTAACATAGAAGTAAAGTCTTTTAATAACATTATAGATACATCAGGAGAGTATGCTAATAAGTCCATAGCAGCTTGTTCTGGTGCATTAGGTGCAATGTATACCAACTTTACATAAGGTGTCTTGTAGTGGCATCTAGCAAGCTCTAGATAGTGTTTATTTAAGTTTTCTGTTAATAGTTCTAAGGTGATTGAATTAACCTTTAATTCATAGATTGTAACTATCTTTTTGCCCTTAGAATATTTGATATTAACCATATCTAATCTTCTGTGTTTTTGTTTATTAGCAGTTATATCTGCTAATGATTCCTCACATCTAATTCTATAATTACCACAAGTAGAAAGAAATGCTAATGCCATTTGAAGATCAATTTCTTTTGTAAAGTGAGGATTAACTAAACTACTAGATGTTTGTAAATTCTCTTGTATTACTTGCTTATTAGTAGCACCTAGAGTAATTGAATTAAGTTGTTTTTGTACTTCTTTTTTACTCTTAAGAATGTAGTTAGTTGCTACTTCTAAAGTACAAATAAGTAGCTTAGGAGTAAACTTTAAAGAATTGGGGAGTGGTCCAATCTGTTCCTTATAAGCTGCTTTGAATTGTTTTAATGATTCTTGTTCAAGTAGTCTGATTGAAGGGTTACCTTTGATTTCAAGGGAACATAAATAATTAGTATTAAAATCATCTTTATCTAAGTTTAGAGCTAATGATAAATCTTGAGCTATAAAATAAGCAATGCCCTGTGAACTTAATATATATCTAATATTGTATTGATTAGTAAAAGCATTAAGAGCATCAGTTGTAGTTGTCTGTGGTGTTAATAATTGCTGTGTCATTTTATTTGGTTTCTTCTACTAGAATTGAATTGTTTAATCTTTCTAACTTAATTTGTACAAGAGTCATACCATAATGCTCTAACAATATATCTCTAATCTTTGTGGTGTATTGATGTTCTTGTGACTTCATCTTTTCAATTAGTTCACTTGGTAGTCTTAATTTAATCTCTTTATCTAATAACATAATATTTGTTTGTTGTGTTTACTATATATAATATACTATACTTAGGGATGCATTAGGTGGGCAATTATTATTAACTTATAAGCATTAGAATAAAGTGCCCATTATTAATAAGATATATAGTATATTATTACTATATAGAAAACATTAAAAAAACAGCACTGACTGTATAAACCAAGGTATAACTAAATGTTAGAAAACACAGAAACAATAACTTCAACTCCTTCTGGTCAACAATTAAACTTTGATCCAGAGGCATTTAAAGCTGAGCTTTTAAGTACAGTTCAAGCTACTCTTAATAGTCATAGTGTAAACATTAGAAAGGCTATTAAACAACCTTCAACATCTCTTGAAGAACAAAGCATTGCAACACAATTACAACAACTTAAAGATGAGTTGGCACTTAAAGATAAAGCAACAAAAGACTTAACTAGAAGGGCCGCTATTTCATCTTATGTTAATAATACACTTAACCCAGAAGCAGCAACAAAATTACTAGATGATGTAGTTTCTAAGTATGCAGAAGTTGATGAAAATGGTCAGGTTTATGTTAATAAAGATGGTAAAGTTGTTGATTTAAAAACATTTGCTAGTGAATGGTTAAACACCTCTGGTAAGTGGCTTGTTAAAGGTGCATCAGTTCCAGCAGTTACAGTGAGTGAATCTAATGTTAAAACTAAGATTAAAGGTAAACCCACAACTCTTGCTGACATTATTAATAACTTAGGTTAATAGGAAAAATAAACAAATGGCTTACGATATAATCCAAGCAAAACTAACGCAGCCTCTTACTCTCGCTGCTTCAGTTGCCAGCACCTCAGGGACTTCTATTGATTTTACTGGTATCCCTAGTTGGGTCAAGAGAATCACCATAATGTTTGACCGTGTATCAACAAATACAGCATTATCAATTATCTTGATACAAATAGGGTCTGGCTCTATCTCAAATACAGGTTATGTTTCGCAGAGCTGGACTGGGACTGGAGCAGGTGTTGTTACAAATGGTTTTAGTCTTGGAGGTATTGGTTCAGTAAACACAAACATTCTCTCAGGAATAGCCGTATTGAGTCTTCTGGGGGGGGATCTTTGGGTGTCAAGTTCCACGCTAGCATTTATGAATGTAACATCAGGAGGATGGAATAGCGCAGGCTCTTCTCCTGCCCTCTCAGGAGCATTAGATAGAGTCCGCATTACTACCGCATCAGGTACTGCTGTTTTTGATGCTGGAACAATTAATATCCTTTACGAGTAAAAATTATGGAACGTCTTGAATACAATTTAAGTACAGGTGAGCTAAAAACTATCCAGCTCACTCAAAACGAGATAGATGCAATCATTGCAGCTAATCAATCACCAGCGCTTATCCGCACAATTGATGCAAGGAGATTAAGGTTGGCTTTTCTTCAACTCAAGCTTTTAAACAAGGTTGAAGCAGCTATATTAACATTAGACAGAGCTGTTCAAGTTAACTGGGAGTATGCCACAGAAATTAAAGAGGATCATCCTTTAATAGAAGTACTGGCTACTAAGCTGAGTCTAGATACTGATTTAATATTTAAAACAGCATTAGAATTAGAATAATAAGCTGTTTAATAAAAACCCTCCTAAAGCCTTTTAATTAAGTTTCTAGGAGGGTTTTATATTGTCTATATAAATTAACATTAAAGGTTATTAATAACCCTTAGCAATGTATTTAAAAGGCTGTGAGACTCTTATTCCACTGTTATTAAATATACTTACATTCATTGAAGTTTTACTTATATTAGTAATAGTATAAGTAGAGCCAGATGCTTGACCAGCAAAGCTAATATCAGTGTAAATAGGAGTTGTATAAAACTCATTATCAAATGTAACTGTAACATCACCAGAAGCACTACTTGTACCTGATCCATTTTGAATTATATCTAACACATCAATTACAGTATTAGCCTCCTGAAGTGCAATATTAGCACCAGTAGATGAGCTTGTAAATTTAACTCTAAATTTAATATATTTACAGTAGAAGTTGCCATTTATAAATGATTGCCAATCACTATAAGTAACATTATCATTACTAATACTAATTTGAGGCATTACATTACTTTCACCAATAACACCATTATAAATTTCAGCAGAATTAAATATTTCAGTGTCATTGTTAAATATGTCCAACTGATTAAAAGAAACTGCTTTTAAACTCATTCTAATGTTTACTGAATATATAGAACTTAGTTCAACTACATTATTATCAAAGTAATAATAACCCTCTGATGTTGCATATCCAGAAGCATCTAGATTAAACATTTCTGTATTATTAAATGGATCAACATCATCATCAAACTTAGAAGTATCTGCCAATATTAAACCAGCAAGTATACTATCATAAGATAGATAGTTTCTATAACCACTAAATGATGGTTGTTGACTATTATTTAATAAAATATTTAAAGCATTAATTTTGATGAAATTAGTATTAACAGAGGCAAAGTGAGTACTATATAAATTAATACTATCCTTGGCTTTTATTAAGTATGTTCCTTGTAATAAAGGTAGTACAGCTCTTGTTGTAGTGCCACTATAAACACCCATTAATACACTGTCTTCCCAACTAATTAAAGTTGTTCTAACATTATGTCTAATCTCAATCAAACCACCTATAACAACATCTATATCAACTGATTTATCCCAACTAAGAGTTACAGTTTGTTGTGTGTTTGAATCAATAGTAAAGTTAGTAATATCCTTTGGAGCATCTAATAAACCAAGGACTTGTACTTCAGAGCTATTATAAGCTGAAGGGTTGCCAAATTTACTTAAACTTCTAACTCTAATATCATATAAACCTGGCTCCACATTGGTTATTAAGTACTCATTAGATGTGGTTGTGGCTACAGTGTAATTAGCATCACTAACCAATTTATAACCCACTTCATAAGCATATAAACCAACACTAGTAATAGGCTGTGACCATACTAAATTCAAGTCAACTCTGACATACAAGTTATTAATATTTACTAACTTTTCATTAGTAATTAAGTTAACAGGAGCAGATACATTATCTATATTAAAGAATGTACTTGGAGTACTTAAAGAATAAGTTTCTATCTTTTGCCACTTGGTTTCATCATAAATAATTGCATTAACAGTAAATATCTTATTCTCTTTTTCTTTGATAGATATAACTTGATAAGATTGACCAATTATAGTAGTTGTTAGTGAAAAAGGACTGTTAGTTGCTGGGGTGTTACTTAAAGGAGTTTGTAAGTTTAGTGAGGATGTTGGGCCAACTCCAACAGCAGTAGAGTTCATAATGTTACCAATAGAATCTACACATCTAACTGTATAAGTAGTACCAATAGCAGTATTTATAATACTGTCAAAATTCAATATAGAAGTAGAGCTAGGGGCTAATCTACCTGCTAATCTAACTTTACTATGTAATTCATCATTAATAGAAATAACGTCACTAGGGGCATAATTAAGCCCTTCATAGCTAACATTAAATTCAACTGTTTTAGTTTGAAAACAAGATGTATATATTAACCATCTAGCATATCTAACTGCTTGACCTCTACTTGTACAACCCATAACAGTAACATCAGTTGACTGCTCACCATAAGTATTAATTAAACTTTGTACAAATACATTTTCAGTTTCAGCTTTATACTTATTGGCGGGATTAAACCAAGTTACATTAACTATTGTTGTTCTTTCTAAAGCAGATGATGTGGTGTATTTAAAAGGTATTTGATCATCATCAACAACTACATTAGACCTACTAACAAAACCACTAATGGGTCTAGGTTTATCAGGTACAACAGTTATAAGACCGCTCTCTAAATATAACTTACATCTACAAGCAGAACATACACTATTAATAAGAGTAAAAGCCTCTGTTTTGCTGTTTATATAGGCATTAAACACATATCTAGGCTCACTTCCACCCATACCATTACTAACTAATTCATCACAATACTGGGCCAAACTATACATACTAAATACATCAATTTGTCCAGTTGGTATAGACATTCCATACCTTGTATTAGTCAATATGTCATATAAAACCCAGGCAGGATTATTAGAATAAGCACTAACCAAGGTGCCATTAAAGAAGCCTGAATAGGCTCTAGTTGTTGGATTATAGTTATGAGGTACTTTAATAATTAAGCCCTTTAATAAGGCTGTAACAGTAGGTACACTATTAAATCTTTCAGCATCAAATGAAGCATAAAAAACTGCTCTATTAGCATAAGTATTATTGTTAAATTTTATCTCAGTGCCTCTATTAAAATATAAATCATTTTGTAATTTACTACTTGTAGAGTCAGCAGTATCTCTAATTAATTTAACACTCCAAGGGGCTGAACCAGGTAGTCTAAACTCATAGTCTCTACTATAAGTTCCTGAGCTTTTACCGTTAAATCCATCAGCTAGATAAGTTACAAAAGAACCACCACCTGAACTAATTTGAACTCTAAAATAAACAGATGCTGGATTAATATCCCCATTAGTATTGTCAATAGTTTGTAATACTGGAGTTGCAATATTTATAACAAAACTATCCACTTCTGGATCTGTAATGGTGTGAATAATTCCACCCCCACTATTAGTTACTTTAGTGCCAATATTAATAGTGTTAGATATTCTATTACTACCTTTTAATTTAGTTTGTCCAGCAGTGCCAAGTCTAAAATCTAAGTCATAATAAGGGTAATTTAAAGAACCATCAACATTCATTATTGGAGTATTGTCTAAGAAAATATCCTTTAATATATTGTTTGATACTTGTCCTGCAATTTGACCCTCAGATATAACACCAATTAATCTAGCATAATCCTTACTTATAAGACTGTTAGGAGCTTCAACAGGAGTTCTTGATTGACTTTGACCAGAACTATTATTAGAACCCTTACCACCAGGAGAAACTATTCCTCCAGATCCTGTAATCATATTCATACTAGTATTTTTTACCTTCTTTATTATGTATTTATAATAATGTATTTAAACCATAATAAGTAATCTAAAAAATATAGATAAGTTAATGATTACTTAATGAAGATTATTTAGGTTATTATATTTAGTAAATATATTAAAAAGTAAAAAGGAATAATTTTATATGAGTCAGGCATCATATGTTTTAGATGGAACACAGTCTAGAACTATATACGGTACAGTACTTCAAAGTTCATTTCAAGCTATAGCATCTCAGAATAGTGGTTCAACTGCACCTACTGTAACTTACGCTTATCAACTTTGGTATGATACAACTTTAGGCTTAGTAAAAGAAAGAAATTCTGCTAACTCTGCTTGGATTGTTAAAGATATTATTGCTAAAGTTTATACAGTTGATAACTCAGTAAATAACTTTAGATTAAGTGTTGTTAGTGGTAATCCTAACCCTCTTGATAGTTCATCTGGTTCAATTTATATGACTCCTTATAATGGGAATACAATTGCTCTTTATGATACTACTAATTCTATCTGGGACTTATTCTCTACAACTCAACTTACACTCTCTGTTGCTTCATTAACTATAGGCTCTGTATATGATTTATTTGCTTATAATAATGGTGTTTTAGGTGTGGCATTACAATCAGTTGTTTGGACTAATACAACCACAAGAGCAACATCTCTAGCATATAAAGATGGTGTTTTAGTTAAGTCAGATGATTTCTCAAGAAGATATTTAGGAACATTTTTAGTTTCAGCTTCTAATGTTGTTTTTGATACTCCATCTTTTAGACACTTGTTTAATGTTAGTAATAGACTACCTAATAACTTATATAGGACTGTTAACATTAATAATACTTATGGAAGTGTAACTAAAAGGCAATTTGCTGCTTCTTCAACTGCTCAGTTAGAAATAGTAAATGGCGTTGCTGATCAAAACATAACTCTTAATTATACTACTGCTGGTAATAACTTATCTACTGGTATTGCTTTTACTGGCATTGGTGAAGATTCTACAACTGTTATTAATGCTAACTGTAATGAAGGACTTATAAACTCTAATGCAACTGTTGTAACCTCTACAACTGCTGTTATAACTCCTACTGTTGGTAGGCATTTTTATAGTTTTATTCAGTATTGTAGTGACACTAATAACACTGAGTTCTTAGGGTCTAAAACTAATATTATCGGTATTTGGTCTAGTTAATAAAGGATAAAATAATGACACAATTTAGTACGCTTCAGAAAACCCTAATCAAGGCTAATTTAGGTTATGCAAACTTAGATACTTTAGGTGAATATTCAACATCTTTGGCCTTATTAAATAACATATTAGATAGAGACTTTGATGCTTCATTCATTACTGAAGTACAAGCTCAACTAACAAAGATTAATACAGTAGAAACAGAGTTAGATAACTTAGTAACATCATCTAAAATTAGTAAGGCTGATGTTGTTGAATTTAACATCTCTGGTGGTAGTAACTTTATCTACAATAGAGGGTCAAGTTTAGTTCAATATTTAGGTAGATTAATTGGTGTTGAGGCTTTATATAATAAATACTCACAAACTAGTAATAAAGTTAGTAAGATGATGGGTTATTAATGATATGACAAGTCCTTTTGCTTCACTTGGTTCTGAGTTAAACACTTATACATTAGAGGTTACTAATCCCTCTAATGTAACTTATGTAACTGATAGTTTAGGAACTTTAATACCTACAACAACTACAGTTAATTATAGTGTTTATGTTAAATTTATTAAGGATAGAAAGGGATTGCCTAAATTAAATAGTAATCAACAACTTGTAAAACTATACTTCTTTGAGTCTCCACCAACTATCTTTAATCCCTATTTAAACAAACTTAACTTAGTGTTAACTGATGCTAATAATGTAGTTTTAAGTAGGTCTAAATTTGAATTACAAAGTATATTTGTAAGTCAATTTAAAGTAGTAAATACTATACTTAATTATGTCTGGGAAGGCATAATTATGGATGCATAATTAAACATATGATAGATAATATTGATATTAAATATAATGGTAAGTACCAAGCTTTAACCCAAGGCTTTGCTTATAGGAACGGGAAAAAGAACCCAGGTTATGACTGGATTTCAAAAGTTAATGTAGAAGATATAGCAGCCAGTATAGATATACTTGATCCTGACTATGATGAAAAGTTAAAAGAGGCCCTTGTAAATGCTTATAAAGAGGAAATACTTAAGCCAAAAGACTTGACATTAGGATGGTATGATTATCAAGAACTGGCTGATTCAGTTCAATAAATAAAACCCTCTAGAAAGGCAATAAAAGGCTACTCTAGAGGGTTTTATATTATTTATGTATATTCTTATGTTTAAGGTATTAAATCCTTCACAATTGCTAGTAATGCCCAATCTGGTAAGTCATTATAATACTCATCTAATAGCTTTTTAACATCAATTGGACTATCTTCAAACTTAACTGATAAGAAGCTATCTAAGGGTAAATCTTCTTCTGCTCCTAGACCTTTATAAACTATAGATGTTAGGATTGCAATTGGTAGTGTATTTAACATTACATCTTCTTTTCTAAGTTTAGTAAATTGCTCTAATGAATTGACTACAAACTCATATTCTAAGTCCCAGTAATTATCAAAGTTAAATACTGGATCATTAGAATATGAGTTTAGTCTGTAATAGGCGTTCTTTAAAAATTCAATTAAGTTTCTACTGTTTTTTATGGATTGTTTAATCAGTGAAGAACTTATTTCATCACTTTTTTTTTAGTTGCTGGTACTGTATTACTAGAGGCTAATTCCTCTACTGTAAAGAACTTCAGAAGCTCTCTAAATACTTCTTCAGACAGTTGTTTAACTAGGAATATGTAATCATCAACAGAATCTAATGTAATGCCATAGGACTCTTCTAATTGCTCTATCTGCTCTCTTACAATTCTACTTTTTAACAAGTAGCCCATAACATAAAAAGAATATTCAGCTTCATCATCATCAATTTTATCTTTGATTGATTTTAGTTTTATTAATATATCTAAAATTACTTTATGATCAAGTGTACTAGTCTCTGGAGTTTGTATTTGATCAATTAAAGCTTCAGGACTTATCCCTAATTTATTAGCTGATTCTTCAATTAATTTATAATACTCAAGATTTGAAACATAAATACTTTCTTTTTGGTTTGTTAAATCAATCTTCTCCATCACTGTCAAGCAATTTCTACTGATTAATCTAAAGTTATCAATTGTTACTGTTTTTGCCTTAATGAATGGGTTTTTATTTACTGCTGTTCTCATTTTATTTTGTATCCACAATAGGTAATTTATAGTTTAATTTGGCTTTTGCTGTAAACATATCTTCTGGAATTAAGACTGTCATATCTAATTTTTCTATGTAATAGGTTCCAGCTTTAAGGTCTTTTCCTACCATTATTTCAGAGGTTAATACTTGACCTTCTAAAATATCTTCTTCTTGAATATAGTTTATTAGAACTATATTTTCATCTATTAGTATCATTATGTTAATCTCATTATACTTACTAAATGGTTTCTAAGTCTGGTTGTTAGTGGCTCAATCTTAGATTCTTGATCCTGTAAATGATGAAGAACCTTATTATCATCTAAATAAATACCACAATGATTGGCCTGACAACTAGCATTACATCTACCAATTCTAAATAGTAACACATCACCTTCTTTAGGGGCATCAACAGGGGTAAAACTCTCAGCTTTAAAGTATTTATAAAACTCATTCCAACCATCTTCTAAATATGCTGTTGGTGTTGTTAGATAATAGTTATTTAATGTCCTATTGTAAGTTTGTTTGTAGTAATCTCTTACTAATGTATAACAATTAGAGTGGCTATAACTATACTTTCTACCTTCTAGTAGTGGCACTTCATTGGGGTTATAATAATCCCATTTACCTGTTATTAAGTTACTCATTAAGTAGGGAAAACCACAACTATTAGAGCCTTTAATGTCCTCATTAGATAGGTATGATAATTGGTTAATATGGGTATGAAATATAACAACATTATCTAATTTATGTAACATTATTATGTCTTTTACACTTAATGAAAAGTAACTAGAAGGTAGTAATGAAGTGTTAGTTAATAAAGTTATATCAGTTGGTTTGTTATTAATAATTTGATAGAAACCAACTGATTCTTTATCTAATGGCAACTCTAATTTAGATAAATTAGGTGGTAATAACATTATTTCTTTCTTAATATAATAAGTGAATTTATCTGGTCTAATGTTTTATCTCTATATACTGGAGAATTAAGCTTTTTAAATAAGTCAATGTAAAATAGTATGTTATCAATAATTTGTTTAATCATTATATTCTCTGTATAGTTTTAAGGCTTGTCTTATTAATTCACTGGTTGTTAGTTTTAAACTTTTAGCATATTCTTTGGTTTGTTGGGCTTCAGTTTTAGTCCCCCAATAACCAATAATGCTTCTCTTAACTGTTTTTTCCATTATTCCTATTTGTTTATCTTTATTTATTAACTATATATAATATAGCACCAATCTTATATATAAATATGTGCATTAATATTATAAGTGCTTACATAATTAGATATCTATGTGATATACTATTTATAGTTAATTAAATAAATATATGAAATTACAAAATAAAGCAGTTTTAATAAGAGTGCCTCAAGAGCTAGTTGACCTAATGCAGTTAGAGACAGCACACTATACAACTAAGATGACAGAAATATTGATGGCTCATTATAACCTTACATTTCTACAAGTTAAACAAACAAGAGAGGCTAATAATGAAAAGTAAAGTAAGTGGAATATATTTAATTACTAGTAAAGTTAATGGTAAAAAGTATGTTGGTCAGAGTGTTGATATAGGGCAGAGGTGGAGGATGCATTTAAGTACTTTAAAGAATAATAAGAACCCTAATAATCACTTACAAAATCATTTTAATAAATATTCAATAGAAGATTTAACATTTGAAGTATTAGAAGAAGTAGTTGATTTAAGTTTACTAACTGAAAGGGAACAATACTATATGGACTTGCTAAAACCTGAATTTAATGATTGTCCTGCTGCTGGGAGTAGAATAGGATTTAAACAAGAAGGCTCTAAGTACTATAGATATAGTAGTAAACAATATCAAACTTATTATCATATACAAGGTAAAATGATAACTTTCTCTTATCACCATTTAGAAGATGAAGCAATTAAAGAGGTTGAATATATCAAGACTTTAACACAAGAGGAATTGTTGAATTATAAAGAAAAGTGTCTAGCAAAGCCTGTAAAACTTAAAAGAAATGTTAGACATTATAGTTTTAATAAATTAGAACGTAAATATAAAGTTCAATTTATTTTGGAAGGTAAGAACAAATACTTTGGCTCTTATGCAACAGAACAAGAAGCTATAGATAGAGTCAAACAACTTAAATTAGAGCTAGGAATTGAATAATGAATATCAAATTTACAAAAATACAATCAATAGTTGAAAGAGATCAAACTAGTAAAATAAAGGTTATGGTTGCAGCTAGAAGTAGTGGTAAGAGCTACTTAATGTTGAGAAGTGCAATCATAGCTTGCTTGAATTATAGCGGCCCTATAAGCCCATTAGATAGGCCTTGGGTTGTTATATGTATGCAGTCACAAGTAGTTGCTAAAAGCATTCATTGGTTATATTTATTATCCTTTATTGAAGAAGACCTTAAGGATGTTGTACTTGAATATAACAAGTCAGAACTTAGAGTTAGATTTAAAGGAGTAAGACCAGACTTACTCATAACTGGAATGGGTACTGATAATACTGGCAGTCATCTAAGAGGTAAGTCTTTTTATAGGTTTTATCTTGATGAGACTCAAGATGTTGATAAAGTAGAGTATTTACTTGATTATGTTATACTTCCAAGGCTCTTAGATAATGGTCAGGTGTTATGTATTGGTACTGCTTCTAGTGGGTTATTAAGTCCTTTTCACCGCCTTACAATGAGAGATGGAGTTAAACATTTTAAGTTTACTGTGTATGACAATGAGCTATTTACAGAGGAAAAGATTAACTATTTAAAGACTATATTAAGTGATAAAGCCTTTCAAGCTGAGTTTATGTCTGAGTTTATTGATAGTCCTGCTAATGTTTTTGACTGCTTTACAGAGGATAACTTAGGTAGTTATAGGCAAGTTATGAACCCTCTTAGAGTTGTTAAAGAGATACATTACTTAGGTACTGATAGTGGAACTGTAAATGCTGCTTATGCTGTTGTTAAGTGCTTAGTGTTAGAGGATAACAGCCTTGTATTAGAGGTTGTAGATAGTTGGCAGTCTGATTCAATTGTTACTGTTGATGAGATATTAGATAAGTGGCAGCTACTAAATAACAACTATAAATTGTATAGAGTCTGTGTGCCAGATGACAGAAGTGATCTTGTTATTAGTGCTAGAAGAAGAGGATTAACACAAGCTTTAACTATTCCTAGAAATGCTATTGGCTATAAACCAAGTCATAGATGTGATAAAACTAACAATATGTTTTACAACAAAACATTGTTTATTAATAGAAATTTAACCCTACTAATTGACCAAATTAAAGGCTATAAAAGGGTGTTATTGGATGATGGTACTGTCATAGCTGACAAGTTTGTTAAAGGCAATGACCACATCCTAGATGCTGTTACTGGGGTTATAGCATATATTATGAATAATAAAAAATAAGTAATAAATAGTTAAATATGTTAAACAAATGGGAGATAAGAGTTATTAGATTAACTAAACAAATGTGGCCCAAATTGTTAAATATAATGTAATAATAACAATGTTTGGATAGTAGTTTAAAACATAGAATCACCTAATCACAAGTATAAAGTAACTAGTATATTTATAGGTTTAAACCCTAATAAAGATGTAGTTACTTGGTGCTTGTGTAATTGTGATATTTATATGAAATGTAATTAAAAGACCACTTAAGGAATTAGTAATAAAGTTAATTTAAATTCTAATTTAATTTCTAATTTAAAGTTAATTTAATTCTAATTTAATTCTAATTTAGGTTATCCAAGGAAGGGAGAGGAAGGTTGGAGATAGAGAAAGGGCAGTGAAGTTGTGATAGGAAGGAAGAAGAGAGGCAGGTGAAGAAGGAAAGGAAGAAGTGAAGGAGGAAGGAAAGGAGAAGAGGAGAAGAGGAGGAGAGAAGGAAAGTGGGAAGGAAGGAAAATAGGGTAGTATAGGTGACTATCCACAATGGCTATAACCCTTACTACATATACATTACAAGGCATAAAATTGGTGATCCAACCCCCAATAAATATCATATTTGTTACAATAATTACAGTAGTTATTTGAAATAGTTTTAAGATTTACCATAGAGAAAAATATATACATTAAATGTAATAATTAGTAGACAATAGTAGTAATTAATGGTATAATACAAAGTATAAATCAATAAATTAATATTATGAAAACCACAAAAGTAACAGTTAGCACCAGAATATCAAAGGAAGTACTAAATAAACTAGAAGCATTAGTAGAAGCACATAGTAAAATAAACAGTGTTTCCGCTTTAATTAATGACATTCTAATTGATTATTTAGAGGCCAAATAAGATGACACAAGCATACATAATAGACTTCTACAAAGTTAATAAAGCCCAACTAGATTTAATTAATGATTTAGACTTGTCCAAGGATTCAAGAACATTCTTATGTCACACATTAGTATCTAACCTAATTAAATGGGGTGAAGCCGCCCCTATTGGATGTGAATTAATTCAAGCAAAAATACCACAAGCAAGGTGGAAATCACTAGTTGAAAGAGGTTTAATAGAGGCAACTGATTACTCTTATACAGAGCATAAATCAAGAGAGTTTACAGTTAACTTAGAGTTAATTGACCTCTTTCTAGAAGCTGGCAAGCTACCACTAGCAGAAGACATAGAAGCAACTAAGTACAATTTATTCACTGGTAGGGTTGTTAATACCAAACAAGTAAGTAGTTTTAAACTACCAAATAGCACTCATCAAGCACCACAACTAGTTAAAGATGCAATGAGCTCCATACCCTATTGTCTTATTAGATTAGAGTCTTTAGAAGCTTATATTAACAAACAAGAAGCTTTATATGTACAAGCCAAGGAAGATTACTTCACAAACTTAAGTATTACTAAAGATCAATTCAATACTATCAGAGGTCAATATTATAGCTCTAACACTGCTTATAGTTTAGTAGTTGCTCAAAAGCCAATAAAGATTGAAGAGGATTTATATAGTTATGTTCCAGCCTATGAAGTGCAAATGAGTGGTAGAATATGTCAAGTATTTGGAGCTATGACTAATGCTTGTAGAGAGATGAAAGAAATAGCTTATAAAGACATTAAAGACTTACATAACTATGACTTACAAGCTAGTCAAGTTAATGGTTTAATTCAGCAATTTGAAGCTGCTAATATTAACACAAAATGGTTAGAAGATTACAAAGCAAACCCTAATTCAAAGTATGAATATGCTGCTCTTGTAGGAGTTAGTGTTGGTTGTTGGAAGCAATTATTAATTAGTACTATTATGGGTTCTTCATTACCAACTGATATTAAGAAAGCACAAGCTAAATTAGATAAAGATGGAGGCCCTCTAGCAGCAGTATTAGATGCTCTAAACAAGGAGTTCTTAGGTGATGTAGACAAAGTTATAACCTCTCTACAAGCCTATGCTAGTGCTATTAAACCCCTTAAAGAATCACTTGATATATGGCACAACTACTTAGTTACAACTTATATTTTGTTGAATGGTTATAAAGCAGGAAACAAATGTATTTATATTACAAACCCAACAGGAATGAGAATAAATGTAACTGAGTTGCTAGGCAAAAACACCAACAAGGAGATATGGAAAGCAAAGGCTACATTAGCTCATTTCATACTAGCTGGTCAGGAGAGTGCATTTATTCATCATCTGAGTGTACTTGGTAAAGTTAAAGAAGAGTTTGTAACTCTAGGCTCAGAATATGATGGACTTATCACACTACATAAAGTATCAGAAGAAACAATCAAACAAGCTGGTTTAACATCTGGCTTAAACAATCCAATTCTAGTAGAAAAACCTTTTAACTAACACCTTAACAACCAACAATAACAACAAAAAACCTCCTAGCAATTAAGCCAGGAGGTTTATTATTAAATCCATTTATTTAACAGTTTAACAACTAAATAAATCAACCAAATAAGCACAAACAACCAAAACAAGTTCAACAAATAATAAAAGTATATAACAAACAATAAAACAAATATAAAAGCCATCACACATATATATAGTATAACAAATTAGTTGATAATTATGGGCATATATATAAAATATATTTAACTATATTCAATAGTAATTTTGAAGTCATCTTTAACATTATCTAGAGACTTTTCAACTTCATATAAATACTTAAGTACTTCAAATTGGCTCATTATATATAATCTTCTTTCCTTTGATTCAAAGTCACCAGATTTAATAATTGACCTTAACTCTTTCTCAATATCCTTTATCTTTTCTAAAGTTGTTTTAACTCTGTTCATTTGATTTTACTTCCTGAATAACTTTTAATAAGTTTTTACTATTAATTGGTTGTGGTTCTGTAAACCTATTCATTTGATCTTTAAAGGATAGTGTAGCGTCTCTAATTGTAGCCACTATAGTTTGTTCATCATATACTTTAAAAGCTTCTAGAAGTTCTAAATTACCCTCTAAAAGGACCACTTCTAATAGTTTCTTATTAGTATTTGGACTAGCAATAAACTCATCAACAATTAATAAACTTTGTAATTTCTTTGATAATTTCATAATAATTAAACCCCTTGTTTAATATTCAATTCTTGTTTTAATTCATTTACTTTATCAATGGCCTCTTGTTCAGTTGCAAAATAACCATAAAACTTACTTCTAAACTTTACTTTCCAATTATTTGATAGCTTAACAAATGAATAATGCTTTGCATTTCTTTTGGTTTTTATGGGTCTATTCATACACTCCTGTTTATACTTAAGCAGTTCATCATCAGTTAAAGTTTTTAAGTATTCAACCTCTTTAATAGCTTCTTCTTCAGTATAATGATTGCTAAATTTAACAGGTTTGCCTTCAATTCTATATGTGACAAGATACATCTTAGATGCTTTATTAAATGAATAATATTTTGAACCTTCTACCTTATATAATCTTTTAGGTTTAGCTCTACACTGTTTTTCATACTCAATTAGTTCTTCATTAGTAAGAGTTTTTAAATACTCTACCTCCCTAATAGCTTCTTCTTCAGTATAATGATTGCTAAATGAATAGTTATATCCATTCACAGTATAATAGACATTATAAGAACCATTTGCATATGTATAGTATTTGGATCCTTGGATTTTATGTCCTAAATTACTTCCAGCAATAGGTCTAGAGTTAAATTGACACTCCTCCCAATTATCTAAATAAGCTTGCTCTCTACTAAGAAGTAACTCTTTAAAGTCATTTAAATTTAACTCACCTCTTTCAACCACCTCTAATACAGTAAATATTAGGTCTTGTTCACCATATTTGTTAAAGTGGTTTTGTAAGTGTTGTGAGTGATGTTTGTTAGCTCTTAATTCAGATAAATGTCTGCCCCATCTATCACAAATTCTAATTGAACTCCCAACATATCTCTTACCATTTGTCTTACTTAATATTAAGTATATTCCTGCTGATTTACTATTCATATTTTTGTAATTATTATTATTTAATACTGATTAAATTATACCAGTATTGAGTAGTAATAAATAGGCTAAATAGAAGAAACCTTACTTATACTGGAGCTAAGGACAGGTATTGATTGGCACAAATAAGTACCATAAATCAATGGTATAGCATCCGACTCTCTATTGGTATTTAAAGTATCACTAAACAGATAATTATCCTGTCTTT